AGACGCAGAGATACGCCGTTATTAGCCATTGAGTAAGGCACCAACGTAATCATGCAGTTTACTGTAGAACCAGACGTCAGCATAAAGTCTTTTGCCAGACGAGCGTTACGAGCGTCGAACTGCTCTGGCGGGTTGGTCGGCTGGTCGTTGTATTTGGCTTTCAGCTTTGTCTTGGCGATATACATACCGTCGAGGTCAACTTCAAAGACATCTTCGGACTTAGGCATAGCTGGCCAGTTAGCCACCTTCTTGCTTTCGTACGCTTCTTTCATAGCCTTGTACAAAGGCACTGCTTTTTCTTTCGTCATACGAACAGACATTTCGTACGCGGCGTTGTCTGCCGACGCATCGCAAGGGACGGTCAGCCCATTTGCGCCCATAGTATTATCATACCGATACGGTTGATTGATTCTAGGGTATAGCGCTTCGACGTCGTTGAGGATAAATATTGGATTGGCTCCAGCCATGGTAATCTCCTAAGGTTTTATTGGGTGTAACCGTCCGTTGCAGCAAACATTGATGTCGACTTGGACGATCGGGTTAAGGTGTCTAGTTCGTCACCGTCTAAGAAACGTATGACCCTAAACACTAGCGAGGATCGACGTTCTTCATGTGCCACATCTATCTTCGTGACCACGCGATCTAACGCTTCGCCTCGGCTAGTTATTTGCTTCTCGTAGTCGCGGAACGATTTGAGAGAAGCCGATGAAACACGCAACGACATGGCATATTCTGGGCTGTCTAACTGCCGTAAAGTTAGCTGGTTAGACTCACCGCAGCTTTTGCCGCGTTTGCCGTTGGGTGTAATTTCTGAACCCCACTGGTTGTTAAAACAGATTGCGCATTTCTTTGCTTGGGGGGCAGTGCTTTCAGTGGAAGGGGCCGCGCCGTCGTCGGAGTGACATAGCCGCTTACCGTCGTTGTAGTAGTTGCGTACGTTGCGCAGGGCAGACATGATTACTGCCTCCACTGGCAAGTCTTCTAGGGTGAGCATTACTTGCGCCGAACGTTTACGACTTGCGCTTCGTTCCAGCTGACGCCCGGGGGTAGGTCGTCGTGTTCTTCTTTGAACTCTTTGACAGCGGTCTTGTTTACCCGCCGTTCTATTAGCTCCCACGCGTCATTTTCTTTGACGTGATCAAGAATTGCATCCCAGTCAGATACGACTGCCGACACACGTGTTGACCTGTAAGCAGTACCGAACTCGCGGGATGATACATTGTCTATGCCGCGCTCGTTAAACCGACGTAGGAACTCTGTTTCGATCTTGTTCTGTTTGTATTTGTCGTCCGCGTCTTCTGCGTCGTAGTCTGCTTTGCGCTTGGACCGCTTGTCGCGCAGTCCGATAAAGATTTTAAGCAGTGACGCGTCGTCCAATTCTGATACCTTTGCCATCTTCGCTCTCCTTTTTGGCGGTTAACCAGTTATCAATCCCTTCTTCGTCCCAGCGTAAAACTTTCTTTGAGAGTCTTATCGGCTGGGGGAAGCCTTCGTCCCGTCTTCGCAGGTAGTAAAGACCAGCTTTACTTATATTAAGTTTCAGCAAAACTTCGTCGTGGTTAAGTAAAGTCATCTGGTTACGCCTTGTATCTGTAAACATGTAAACACATTACAACGCAGGTTAAAGCAGGTCAAGGCAGGTTACGAAAGTAAAGGCTGTTGGTGTGCTTTTACTTCATCCAGCAACGCGCCCTGCATCTTCTGTTTCTTGCGCAGCCGCTTGTAGATTCTGGCTTCGACGGGTGTACCTTCTAACAGTATTATAAAGTTATTCATCTTTTGGCCGGGACGATTGATGCGTCCGTTCGCTTGCTCGAACGTCTCGTTGCTTGTGATACAGCTGTACCAAACAATCGTGCTGGCGGCGGTCAACGTCAGACCGTGAGACATAGCAGCGGGTTGGGCCACTAGAACTTTCGGGTCTTTGGCTTTCTGAAACTCAGAGAATATTCTGTCGCGCTCTGACTTCTTCACGCTGCCGTGTATGACCTCGACAGAGAAATGGTTGCGTAGTTCAGCAGCCAGCATCTTAACACTGGACACGTACGGTACGAACACGATGACCTTACCTTCGGCGGCTTGGATGATGTTGATAGTCTCGTCGATGCGCGGTGTTGATGGAATGGTTACTTCACTGCCGTCGTCGGCATACACCACGCCACAGGCGATCTGCACTAGCTTGCCCATCTTGACTGCTTCGTTAACTGCGGTGATTTCGCCGTTGTCGGCTGCGGTGCGCAGACGTGACAGCATTTCTTTGTACGCTTTGTTTTGTTCTTTAGTCAGCGGCACAGCTCTGGTCTCAAACATAATAGGTGGCAGGTCTAGGCACTCGTCGCGGGTGAACCGCACAGCAGGCTGCATGATCTTACGAACTATCTCGGTAGCGTCAGGCTTGGGTATCCATTTGAACTGCGTGATCTGACGCATGACCGTGGCTTTGAACCGTCCGAAATACGGTGGAACTTGGTCGGGTACGAGTAGCTTACACTGCGCCCAAGCATCTGTCGGCGCGTTCGGTGTTGGTGTGCCAGACATACCCCAGCAAGCCCGTGGCTCTTTGTGGCGGTTGACGACTGAGTTGATTACCTTCCACTTGGTAGTGCCAGCGTTACGGGCGCACTGCGCGATCTCGTCTACGATCACCAAGTCGATGTCGGTACGGGTCTTGAGGTGCGGTTCGATGATGCCAACGCCATCATGGTTTACAATGTAAACGTCGTAGTCTTCTTTGAGCATAGCGATGCGTTTTTTCTTGGGGCCGTGCAGCACACCAAACGTCAGGTGTGGAAAGTGATTGAACAACTCGTCGGCCCAGGTGCGTTCCAGCGTCGACAACGGCGAGATTACCAGCGCTTTGTTAAGTAGCCCTATGCTGCGCAGGTAGTCGTACGCCCACAAGGACGCCAGCGATTTACCTGTACCGAGTTCGCTAAGATTGAACGCTCTTGGGTGCATCGACAAAAACGCAGCCGCTTCTTTCTGTGTTTGGAACGGCTTAAACCGCCCCGGCCAGTCGTAATATGTGCGTATAGGAGCAGGCGCGTCGTAGCCTAGGTTACGAAGAAGTTTAGTTTCGTTGATCCTGTGCGGCACGGCGACGAGAGGGACACCTTTTACTGTAATCGACTTAGCGTTCGGAAGAACATTCAGAATCTTTTCGGGGTTCCTCGACTTGACTAACAGTGCTTTTTTGTCGGGCCATACCAGCATGTTGTTCTTCCTCGTCTAGCTGTCGGATGCGCTCATCGCAGATGTGTTTAATCTTTTGGTAGTCTAGGCGGCGTTCGCCTTTGTTACGCAGGACGCGCTTAACGATGTCAGCGTCCCACGGGTTGAGTTCATACTCATACCAGATGTCCCACGGCTGTATGGTACGCTTGGAGTAGTCGGAGTGGCCGACGTTGTATTCACGTGGGTTCATGTCTTACCCTTCGTGTACATGCCGGGTTTTTTACCACGCCAACCTTTGTTGGTTTTGGCACTGACGACGCGACGGTTTGACTTGGAGTTGCTGCCGCCTGCGTCCAGTGGGGTCTTGTGGTCGACGTGCTTGCCGTCACCCTTCTTTACTTTGCCTGCGGCCATAGCCTGACGACGGGCTTTGTTCTGTTCGACGCGCTTGTCCATAACGTCTTTACGAGCGTTATACTTCTTCTTCGTCGCTAATTCCTGCTTCGATGATTTTGTCACGGATCGCCTCCTTCACTTGCTCTACGTCGTCTACCACACGTGCTAACCCGTTAACACGTAGGATGTCGTCAATTTCACGCTGCTGGTTGGCAGTGACGTTCCTAATCTTGCCGGGGGCTTTGGTCTCGAAAGCCATAAACAAACCTTTGTAACACACTAAAATATCAGGGCATCCTACACGGCCCATACCGTTGGACACAGGCATGTAGTACCACGCCCCGATTGATTTTAGATATTCTTTGACTTGCTTCTTAACTTTACCCTCGGGTGTCATCGCCATGATATTATCATTCCATTTCATACAGAGCGTCACTTTCGTATCGCTCTACCATATTCTCGTACCGATGCAGCATTTCGTTTTCTAGCTGCGTAAGTTTAGCTTTAGAAAACCCATAAATTATAAGTTCTTGGGGCGTCATATTCATTAGCTCTTTATCGTCGTTAGTCACTACATCTCCACCAACTGTCAGCTCCTATAGTCTCCGACGTTCTATTTCTTATTGACCGCAATATTCGCATAGCGAACGCCCAACGGGGCACCAGTTTTTGCAAAGTCCTGAAGGTTTAGGCAACCACTTATCTTCGACGCTGGCGATAGCTAGACGGCGTAGGCGTGGCATGAACTCGTTCCATAATTCGGGTAACTGTTTACGTGTAAACTTCTCCTTCACAAACTTCTCAGGCTTTAAAAATATAAACCCAGTAACGACCTTGGACACCCAAGGGTATTTAACAAAAGCCAGCGCAGCAAACAGCTTTAGCTGGTCGGAGTCAGGGCGAAACTTACCCGTTTTCCAGTCTAGTAAATATGCAGTTTCGGAGCCAACTACGCCGATGTCAATGATTCCCCGCACCCAAACATCTTTGGCCATCCATGTAGTTGAACGGAAGTTCTTGGTCAGGGCTACGCGTTCTTCAACCACGCGCTTACCCTCGTACGACAATATCTTTTCGACGTAGCGCCCGTACTCCTGCATTTCTTTGGGTAGAGGCTGCTTGCCTAGGGCAAACAACTCTAGTGCTTTGTGAACTTTGTTACCCCAGAGCGTGGCTTCAGTCTGCTTTTCGATAACCTGCTTTGTCACCCGCGTAAGCTGGTAACGCTTGGGGCAAGTCTCAAACGCAGTTAGTGCTGAATAACTCCACGGTTTAGTTAGTTCCAAGAGGGCAGTTCCTTTGCTTCGTATATTTCTGTGTCGATAATGTCCCAGAACACGGCGAGAACTTCGGCTCTAGTTTCAACATCAATACGTTGTTCGCCCGACTTCTTACGGTAGTCGTTTAGATAAGCGAGACGTCGTTTTGCCCAGCCGTGTTCTAAGGTCGATACCCACTGTAGTCGGGTGTGGTAGTCTGTTTCACCGTACAGCGTTTCTGCTTTTGCAATGGCTCTGTTCGATCTCTCTCGTCGTAGCTGCTGTACTAGCCTGCCGTTGATACGGCGGTGTACTGCTTGCACTTGTTCCCACGCAGCATCTTCTTTGCTGAACGAGTCCCGAACCATTATTATGTACTGTACAAACCCTTCCGTATTTCTAGCATAAATATCGACCAATGTGGCCAGAAACTTATGCGCTGGTGGCATAATAAATATGTCTGGTTCAGCGACGTAGCTCTGCATGTAGTTGTCTGCGAGAGTAAGCCATTTCTTAACTGTCTTACCGTTGTTTATTAGGTATTCTGTACATTCTGACAACTCGTCCGCGTGCGGCACTCTACAGTTGTCTGTTGCCGTAAATCCCATCATGGGTTTGTCTCTTTCCTAAACCGTTTTTATGGCCCTGCCATAAACCCCACCCGATTGCCGATCATGTCTAATACACAGATAGGCAGGCTCTTCTTGCTGTCGGTTCGGTTTAGAAAGGGAGGAGCCATTGGCCCATTGGCCCACACTGTAGTTGCACCACATGCTGCGACTGATGGTGTACCGTTCGAGGCAGATGCCAACATTTTTTGCAGTGCTTTATTGGCTGCTGATCCTGACCCCGCACCCCACGACGTATAAACCGCGTTTCTTTTTTCGGTTGGGAATGGTGATGTTTGAGTGTCACGCATTTTAGTTTGCTCTTTTATGGTTGCATCTGTTTACACGTAACTAGCAGCATACTAAAGCATGTGCAACCATGTTAACACATTACTTAGCCTTACCGTAGCTTTCGGCTATGTCCCCCTCCGACCAAGTGATCAATTCTGGCCACCAACATGGTGGGGTCCGCATAATATCTTGCACAGTATCTAGTACCATTTGGGCATCTGCTTCTGGCACCACGTAAACGAGTTCGTCGTGTACCATTAGCGCAGGGTTCAACCCCAGAGCCTTCTGCACAGCCAGTGCGTTGTCGGCGATTACACATCTGGCGAGGTGCTGCACGATGTTCTCGTCGATTTTCCCTGCGTAGATACGAGCCTTGTGTCGACCGAGCCCGTACCAAAATTCCTTGCGGTCGTCGTCGGGGTCTTCACTGTCTTCTTGGCGCAAGTCAGGGTAACGGATCACACCCTTGGGCGTTTGCAGCCCCTCAGGTATCGGAAACACCATACCCCACGGGTCGACGGCCTTGCCTGTGTTTCCGTTCATTATAGTGGTTAACCGGTTGTGGCATGTGCGCCATCCCTTGACGATCTCGGGGTAGGCAGACCGCCATGTATCGACGATGTCACGGCTCTCGTCCTCAGTAATGTCTACACCGCCCATGAGTTTGGCAACCTTCTGAAACGTGAGGTGGCCAGCACCAAAGCCCAGACCTAAGTGCGCAACCTTACCGACCTGCCGTTTGTCCTTGGGGAAGTCCTTGTCAGCTACTTCTGGCCCGATACCGTAAAGCTGACGGGCAAAGTCAATATAAAGGTCCGCACCGCCGGGGTCTGCACGGAACAGCTTGGTGCTGGATGACACGTCCCACAGGAAGTGATTAACTCTCAGTTCGATACCGGATAAGTCGGCGACGACGAC